GGTCAGTTGTTTGATACAAACCTTCAGATTCACGGGGGCTTACGCGGGTGATCACGGCTTTGACCGTGACGGTAATGTCGGATCCAGTGACGGCGCCAGTGGTTGGGTTGTAGGTGCGAGGGGTGCTTGTTTTGATGTACGTGATGTTTTGACCCCAGTCCGCAAGCAGTGAAGTGGGAATTGGAGCAAAAGTAGTGTCAATTAGGCCCATATCAACCTCGGCGCAGGCGGACTGCGTAGTTAGTGGCGCCACCCATGCAATAGGGGCCGAGGTAGGTCTGCAGCCAGGGGTAAAGGTCGAAGACGTTGTTGACCATGCCGGGCGTGGTTGAACTGGCTTTGTATTTCACCTTCAGTTCGCCTAGTTCCACTTGGTCGTATAGGCCGGTAGTTCCTGTGCTGCCCGTGATGGAGTCGGTGTCGTTGGCAAAAGCACGCGCCAGTTCGTAGACCGCGACTTTGATGTCGGTGGGAATTAGTGAGCAGACCAGTTCCAGGCCGTCAACCTCGTAATTTTCACGCGGCCACTTCAGTGCCTGCGTGGTTGTGCAGCGGTCGCCGTAAAAACTAAGCGCGTCGATCCAGCGCGTCGCGGAAATTAGGGCGCGGTTTTTCTGGTCTGTGGTCTTGTCGGTCCAAGTCGAAGAGTCTGGAACTGTCTCGAAATAGGTGTCGGCAGCTGCAAGCGTCACGTACGAGTTGGCCGAAGCCCCGCTCACAGTGGCGTCAATAACAGCGGGCACGGTTAATACATCCTTTGTTTGAGTCTAGCGCCAGCACGTTGTTTTCTTTGTTTTGGTGGTGGCGTAAGCATTGTTGAGTGGTAGACAGTGGCACCAGTCATTTCCAATTCGGCTTGGGCTTCTAGGTGTTGACCGTAAAGTACGTCGACAAAGCTGCGGCAGTTATCCTGTAGTACGAAGAGACGCACTGTACTCATGCCTGCTCGCAAAGCTTCAGACAGCCTACAAGTAAAAGACAATGACGTAATGCCTGGTAAAACTGTACGTTCCTTGGAACCAGTTGCGGAAGCCATTCGTGAAATGTTTGCTGCGGGTAAAGATGCGGAAACAATTCAGCAAGAACTTGCTGTTAGTCAACATGTTTTTCGGGAGTTGCTGAGCCACTCCTACAAAATGGTCGGCCGCGCCCCCGAGATTTTTGAATATCAAGAAAAAATGCGTATCGGGCTTATGGACGGCTGACAGTAAAAAGGCCCCCTTTGTTGGGGGCCTTGATGTCTGTACTGATAATGATTATCAGTATGCAGTGGTGTCCAGCGGGGTGTTTACCAGCAGGCGCACAATGGGCACTTGCTTGGTGGTGCTATACACAAGGCTCCAGCTGGAGGTGTTGGCCAGGTTGCCGGAGGTGTCTTCGTTGGTGGGGTTGTCGCCGGCGGCGGCCCACTTGGTGCCAGTGATGTGGTAACCGTAGTGGTAATCCACAGCAAGGATGTCCTGCATGGACAGGATGTTCCGATCTGCAGCAAGACGAAGATCTTGCTGAATACCCTCGGAAACAACTCCGCTCTGGAACAGATAGACCGGATACTTCACCGCGTGGGTAGCAGTACCGCCAGCTAGATAGGTCAGCTGGTCATCAATCACCACGCGCAGGCCTGCGAAATAAGGCACTGCAGTTTGCTCCAGGCCCACGCCACCATTAACAAAAGTAACGGCGGTGCCGCTGGACAGCGCAGAAGCTCCGAAGGTGAGCATCCCTACCTGTTGAAGGTAGTAAGCCACGTTGGAGTGCATGGCGATGGAATCCAGCAAATCGCCGCGCTCACCAAGCTTGGCTTTTGCCTTCACCACATTGGCCGCGTTGAGGAAGTTTGCTTCCGTCATCGAGCCGGGCACGCCAGCGAAAGATGCGTTGGTCTGGTTGGGACCAAGCACGCCAGCACCACTAATGCCACCAAACAAACCCAGAAGTTGGGATGTAAGAGTGGCGGTTTTCAACTTGTTGATAGCTGCGGTCAACTGGTTGCGAACGTGGCTTAAAGGGTCAGCTCCAGAGCCGAGTTTGCTCAGGTCGTCTGCCGCGTAAGCGAAGCCGCGGTGCAGAATCGTCATAATCTGCTCGTCGGCAGTGACGTTCTGGGCGGTCAGATAACCCAAGCCACCGTTCCAGCTGGAAGTGGAAAGGATGCGGGTTTCTGTGGGCGCAATCGGATCGAAGAAAGGCACACGTACGCGGGTCCCGCCGGCGCGGGCGTCTAGCGCAGCGTTACGCTGCACAATGCCGCTCTGGATCCATTTCGATTGTTCGAAAATGCCTTCAGCGGTGTACTGAAGAAACTCTGGGCGGGTAACCAGATTTGAAAGAAACGTTCCCGCAAAGTTGCTATTGGATGCGGACATGGGGTAGCTCCAGTGGAGTCAGGGTTGCGATGGCGCCCCACAGGGGCTAATTGGCTCCGGCTTCTGCCTTAAGTAACCTGGCTTTGTCGGGGTCGGATGACAACATCATCATTTGTTGAGTGATGTTCCAGCCGTCCTTAGACCAAGGATTGGTTTGGCCGGGAAGGGAGGTATTACGGGCACTACCCGTTACACCAATACCAGCGCGGTTTGTAGCGGCAAAATGATGCTCGTAACCGCTGCCTGGATTTTTCAGGTTGGCGATGTACTCCCCAACCGGAATTTCGACGCCTCCAACAACAGCCACAGGCTGACCATCTTTGGCGCGAAGATTCTCCTGAAGTAAACGATACAGCTGATCCGGTGCTAGTGCACCAGCGGAAGACAACTGTGCAATGGCGGCTGATTTGACCTGCTCTTGTGTAAACCCTTGACGAACCTGCTCGATTTCAGATTCTTTTGCCATCAACTGTTGCTTTAAGTCGGCAACAGTTTGCTGGGCTTCTTCCCACAAAGTCTTAAATTCTCCAGATTCAGCAAGTTTGGCTGTTTTTGCCCGTTCTTGGTCAATCCTGAGAGCTTCAAGCTGTTGCTGCAAAGATTCACGATTTTCTCGGTCCTTGCGGCGTTCGGCGATCAACTCCTGGTTTTTTGCGCGAAGGGCTTCAATTTGAAGGGCAAGTTCACTATTGTCAACAACCACAGGCGGTTGAGAAGCGGTCTCCACAGGAGATTGCTCCACAGATTGCGTGTCAGACACGTAAAGCTGTATCAAAGATGCGCTTTAATACTACACTGACTCTAAAGCGGCAACGCGCTGCTCTAGGAGAGTAAGCGAGTTTGAGGCTTGCCACGAACTAGTCGCTGCGTTCCAGATGAGTGTGTCGCCATTGGCGGTGCCGTTAGGTACGCTGGTTTGTAGATACATAATTTGGGCAACGTTTACGATTGCACTGGGAGCCTGAGGGTGCGGCCCACCTGCGGGGATTGTATCAATAGTGATACCTAAAGTATCTGCAACCCAATACAACTGCAAATAGTCGTTAGCCGCAACAGTTAATTGAAATTCAATCGTGAAACATCCGTGATAAGGCGTACTAACAGATTTGCGTGAATTTAAATCTATACGCGTATTGCTGTTTGTAATAACTGTACCGTTTTTTGCAAAGAAAAAATTTACTTCTGATATGTTGTTTGTTGTATTGGTTACTTGTAATGATGCAAGAATTTTATACGTACCTGGAGCAGTAAATGTGATCTTACTGTTGTCTGCAACACTTATTCCTCGTGTTTCAAGACTTGTGTTAAGTGTAAGCGGTTGAGCGGTCGTTGTTGAGATGAGTGGTTGGTCGGTTATGTCTATAAAACTGCCGTATAAAGCTAATGTTCCACCGGGGCCTTGCGGTCCCAAGCCTGTTGTAGTAACTGTTGCAGCGGGGCTTGGTGCAGTTACCGTTGTGGTTTGACCGTCATTATCGGAAGCAACAACAATACGGTAGTTGTCAGTAATTGTTACGGAAGTCATGCTGTGTAACCCTCAGAAACGTACATAGTTCCTTCTAAGTAATATTCTCTCAAACCACTTGGGTTTTCAAGTAAAACATCGTAATAACATTCATCGGGGAAAGACGTTGTTTGCACATCAGTTAGAGTGATTGCAATCTGACCGGTTGCACGGTTAGTGTAAGTAATAGCAAAATCTGCATATTTAGTTGTGCGATCTCTGTTCCAGGCTTGGGCAAGGGCTACCCAGCTAGTTAAATTGATAGGAGCACCGGTACTATCTTTAAACTGTAAATTAAGAGTGTAATCAGCTCTTCTTTGTAGTAGTATATTGTATTGACCTGGCTGAACGCTCACAACTAATGCCCCAGTGCATACATAGCACTTTAGCGGTCAAGTACCCATCAAGTACCACCACACCGCCGAAGGCGATTAGTCGGGGACACTACGAGGGCGGTCAGGGAATAGCTACTGACAGCGCGTTGATCAGCGTGGTGACGCGATTGTCCAGTAGGGCTAGGTTGAGGGATTCACCGATGGAATAGAAGGCGAGGCGGGCGTCGCTGTGGGCCGCTGGACTGGAAAGCCTTGTAGAAAAAACAAGGATTGCAACGCCTGTAGCTGTGCTTGAAGATGTTGAAATTGTTGCAGTTGTGCCGCCTGACCGATAGGTATAGCTGCTGCTTGCACTTCTGGAAATACCTTTAAGCCCGGTGGTTAAACCCTGCCCGGTAATCGGACTAGAGGAGGTGGTTCGGTTTTGAAGTAAAAGATCAGAAGCAGATCCGTTGCCCGAGCCTCCTAATTGAATCATGTTGCCTCCGGCTGTCGGCCCCACGTCTGATCCAATAAACACATCGAAGTCTCCCGTGGGTGCGGCTGATACATAAACGGCATTGTGGTTATTGTCTTGAGGATCAGCATTATTATTTCTGTTGCTGTTGAGATATTTTGTGCTCCCATTTCCCTTTAGCCCCGTCTTCCTGTTGTAGTCAGTGTTGCCGACGAGATCAAAGTTGAAAGGTGTCGGAGCAGTTCCTACCAGTGGAACCAGAGCGCCATTTGTTGTCCGAGCACCAGCCAAGATGCAGCTCGCCTTAATGGCACTCCAGATACCATCGGCCTTGCAGCCAAGAACGAAATTGGTAATGGCATTGCGCGTCGCCTGCTCAAGTATCTGACCGTCTGCCGTCTCTACAGCGCGAATGTAGGTCCAAGCGTCGTTGTCAAATGGGACTGACGTGCCCGTAATAACCCAACTCATCGCATCATCCTCCCAAGGTGAGTAGTGGCAGTGACTACGCTGCCGTGGTTTGTGTAAGTCATGGCGTCGGCCCCACGAGTTTGTATGGATGGTCATTGGGGAGGTTTGCAGTGAGTCCCCATTTGTGGGCTAGGTAGCCTTCAAGCCGTTGACGAATGTTAGTTGAGGGCTCGCCAGCTACATAAACAAGTTCTGAAATGTCTCCGTTGTGGAAGGCACTTATTGCGCTTGAGCCAGCATAGAGACCCCCAATGGTGTAGACCGAAATCGAGTAGGTACCGCCCGGCGCACTTGCTGTCGTAAGGGCAGCACCATTCAATGCAACTCCAGCCAATGTTGATGACGTAGTTGCAGATTGGATGTAGTCAGCGGTGGTTAATGTGCCCTGCGATGGCGCCACTACAGTTGTAGCGTCATTTCGTGAAACCATGCGGACATCTGCATTGAGCCTGTCAATTTGATCGCGAGGATTTGCGTTTGTTTTGCTGCTACCCGCAAATAACACGGTGTTGACGTCTAGCGCGTTTGCGTTTGCAACCACTACTACGGTAAATGTGGAACTAATGCGACTGCTTGAAAGCTCCATAAAGTCATCGGCTTGAAATGCCAATGTAGGCTTGCCGTTCAAACCGGTGCTTACATAGGCCGGCCTCGCACTTGGGGTTGATTGTGCAAAATTACGCGAATTGCCACTTTTGTCATTCCACTGACTTACCGCACCGCTGACCGTTGTCACGGTACTGGCATCAGCAGCATCCAGCCACAGCGCAGTGGTGATA